CCTCGACGCGAAGGTGCGACGCTTCCGCAACATCGAAGTTGACGCCGAATGTCAGCGCGCTCGGGGTTTTCATCCCCGACTCGTAGGTGCGGTCGTCGGCCTCCAGGCAGGTGGTTTCGATGTCATCGCGGGTGACATCAAGGCCATCAATGCTGGTGACGCACACGATGGCAAGCACCGTGTCGCCCTGCGGGTCAATCAGATAGAGCTGCGTGCCTTGCGTTTTGGTAGCCATGTCGGCCTCCACTGTGCCGAAAACGGCGGGTTTTCAGATGGTATACCCAGCGGCGGCCGGGGTCAATCTGTGAACCAGTCAACCGTCAGCGTCAGGCGATAAAGGCCGGTGTCAGCCTCCCTGTATTCGCCGCCGTATCCAGTGACATAGGCGGCCGACGCTATCGCAGCCTGGAAGGCGGCAGCGACTGCCCGGGCGCTTGCCGCAGTATCCCCGTAGATGTCAACCTGTGTCGAGAACAGCCCAATGACAGGGGCGCCGCTCAGGTGGTTTTCAGGTGCTCCACCGATAATCTGCCAGACCATGTAGGGCTTCTCTGGCGGCGGCGGGTCGGCCTCGCCAAACAGGTAGCACCTGACTGGGTTAGTCCCGATCAGCGCGGTAAGTCCGGCATTGCCTGAACAGGTGGAAAAGAACGGTGGATATTGCGTCACGCCTTGCCCCCTGCCTTCCTGACGGCCTTGTCGATCTCTTTGTTGATCGAGGCGACGGCGACGTTAGTGGCGGCCTCCACGTTATTTGCGAGGGCCGGCCGCATGAATGGCCGCGCTCTCACTTCAGAGGTGCCGAATTCTACGAAACGCCAATACCAGGTTTGGCCGCCTTTCTGCGCGACTTTCAACTTGCCGTCCCCGTCAGGCTTGCGCGCCCCGCCAAGCACCCCAACCCGAAAGACTACGGACTTGTCCCGCTTGTATTCCTTGGGGCTGAATCGGACGGCAATATTGTCCGCGATGCGCTCTCCGGTCTCCGGGTCGTCTATGCCTTCGGCATTCGCCTTTGCAGCATCACGAACCAGATTTGCAGCCTTGCGCATGCCGGTACGGAATCCCTTGGCCTCCAAGTCGGCAGGGATCATCCGCAGTTTTCGCCGCAGCTCATCCATCCCCTGCAACTCAAAAGAAACACTCATCGGGAGACCTCGGTAACCTGCCACGGGCGAGGCTTTCCGTGGAAGTATACCACGCAGACCTTCGGCGGGATAACCACCTTCCCGAACCTGTTAAGGCAATGCCCTTTGTAACTGGCCGCCTCGTCCCTCCTGTAGAACTCCGTCTGGTGGCCAAGGTGATCCCGGATAAAGGCCTGATCGCCCCACTTTGCCGTGGTCACATACTCGGCCATGTATTTCTCTGGTGACTTCAGGAACTGCCTGTATATGTGGGAATAGTCCCCTGACCACGACATGATCCCGCTACCGACCTCACCACGCTTGCGGATGTTCTCCAGCATCGTGAACTTGTCCCGCCACAGGCACGAAGGGTCGCCGATAAACGTCGTATCAAGGTCCGTGTAGAGAACAGGACCGCCCCAATCATGAGAAAACAGCTCCAGTTTTGACCACCATCCCGGCCATCCGTGCTTCAGAGGGATGCGCTCGCATGGCACATCAACGTCAGAAAGGCAGACCAACCTGGCGTCGGAATGCTTGGCCAACGATTTTTGCAGGCGCTCTACACTATGCGGGCCGTAGTCAGGACCGCCAGAACGGAGTACGCAGACGACTGTCTTATGCATGGATGATCTTCCTGCTGCCGCTTTCCCTGTCGTCGTAAATGGCTACCGCCCCGCGGACGGCATTGTCACGCATGAACCCGCTGTACTCGCTGGCGGGGAAATGGAACCCCATGGCATACATCGAGACCAGCAGGTCATACCGGAACTGTGGCGCGTGAGCCTTTGATGGGTTCCATGTCAGTACCTCACATGTCACCCCGTTGTCGCGCAGGAACGAGACCACAGACGCGAGATTGGTATAGCCGGCGCCTCTGGCCGAATAGCCGTGCCAGTGGCCGCCTATCTCGATGTCTACCAGCAGTATCCGGTGGAACCCGTAATGCCGCCACAGCATCAACTCGGCAATCCCGTTTCCGACACCTATTGATACAAAATTTTCAGGCGCAATGCTCCCGGCCAACTTCGTATAGGCCAGCACGTCGCCGCCTATCTCATTGATGGCGGCATCAACATACGCCTCACGGTCGGTATGATCATTGAATACCGACAGGATACATCGTGTGTCTCCCGTCTCAGTCCACGCACGCAGGGCCGGCTTCCCACCCATGGCGATGAATTGGCGGGTCCGCTGCAGGACGAGATTTACCAGAAACTGGTCTGAGGCCGGGATATTCACTTGGAGAACACCAGGTTTCTACCGTCCGCCTGTTTCCAGTCGTACCCCAACATTGTCATGTACGACACCAAAGCACGCCTTGCGGCATCGGTAAGGGCTTCGGCTATGACCAGCGGGGAATGCTCTTTGATGATCGCCGTTGCCCCATGCAGAACTGCCAGCTCTGCGCCCTCCACGTCGATCTTGATGGCGGAAATGCGCCCGCGGGGGAACTTGACGACATCCAGCGGGATGCAGTCAACATCGACCTCTATGGCGCCTTCCCGTTTCTTGAACCTGCCTGCACTTGTCATGTCGTGCTTTGTGTAGAACTTCCTGCGCTCTACCTTGTCGCTTGCCGCCTGCCGATATGCCGCAACGCAGACCTTGTTCCGTGCGATATTGTTCCTGAGTCGAGAGAAGACCACAGGGTTAGGCTCGAACGCTACGGACTGAGCACCGCACTTCCCGGCCACGATGGCATACAGACCAGTGTAGGAGCCGACATCAATCGTCACATCGCCCGGCTTGATTGCCGACCTCCACGCTTCCATGGACTCCGGCTCAAACGTGCCATCTTGCGCAACATGCACGCACACTCGGCACCCGATGGGGTCCAGTTTAATCCCGTGGATTTTCATTAAGCCAAGCCTCTAGCGTAGTTGTTGGTATTCCGCGCATCTTTCCCACTGTATGCATTCGCACCTTGCCGATAGCCGAACGGAACAGGATAGGCAGGTGCGACAGGTTGTTGGGTCGGCGACGGTCGCTGCGACGCATTTCCTGCGTGCCATCAATGCCAACCAGCAACACATCCCTGTAGCCAAACTGATATGCTAGGCCAAGCGCCCCCCATGCACTATTGCCGCTGCTGATCTTCCCGGGGGTTTCGCTGAGACCGCAAACACCGGACCAGCGCCACAGCCACCACTCAGGACATCCTCGCGGCCTTGGCTCTCTACCCCGTGCCGCTACCCTTTCCAGTCTTGTCACCCCGTCCGGGACAGCATCACCGTGGTCTGCCGCGCAGAAATAACGCACCCCTTCACGCTGGTTCAGCATGCACTCCATGCTGGCCTCATTTGGGTCTAGGCTGAACCAATAGTCGGCACGGTTGAGCCAGTGAATCGTGCGCTTGACTGCAAATATGGCAACGCCATCGGGAGCCACAAACCCCTTAGAACTAGGGCCGTCTCCGACAATGATGCACCTCAAACTGTCTGCCCCAGCAGGTTCACTGCGCCGGCTGTGTAATTGAGGGCATAGTCTGCGGCATTCTGGATCAACCGAAGGCTGCACGTCTGGCCAGCAGCAGGCAGCCCGTTGTCTGCGAGCGCAAGATAGGCGGTCACTCCGCTGCCAGGTGTGAATGTTGCGGTCGCTGTGACAGACCCGTCTGTCGTGCGGATGATGATGGCGCCTGTGTTCCCGTTGAACTCAAGACCAACGCGATAACCTGCCGTCGCCGATGTGCGAACCTGATCCCCTGGCGCGTAGATGTTTGACCACCATTCAGGAGTACTGCCGTCATCGTCGCCTATCACTACCTGCGCGACAGAAGAGAAAACGCCACCGACCGAGATTGCCGTGGCAAGGCCGAGCTTGCCAAATGCTGCCGCAGACACGCTGATAACCTCGGCCTCTACCGCGAGGATCTTCCCGGCGCCCACAATGATCGCCTGACTTATGAGCCAGTTTGCAGCAGATGGGAGAGCAATCGCAGAGCCTCCGGTTGCCGCGCCAGTATAGGTATAGTCTGCACGGAGATACGCCGGCGCATTTGTTGCAGCCAGTGCGAACCCAAACGACCCTGCCAGCGCGCCGTCATCGTTCAGCGGGTATGAGGTAAGGCCACCTGTTACGGTCGAATTGTTGGTAATTTCCACATTTGAGAACGATGCCACCTCGCCGCCATAGCCAACCAGCGTACCGGTCGCCGTTGTATAACTACCGGCAACCACAGACCCTGCGAGAACTTGGCTGATTACCTGCGTAACAGTGGAGCCAGACGCTGTTCCTGACGTAATGCTAGCGCCTGACAGCGTGAACCCAAGCGTGCCAGAACCGCCAAGAGGTGCAGAGAATGTCCACGTCAGCGCGCGCCCTGTAGCGCCAATCACAGCAGATACCACGGATGGCACCGATGGAATGGAGACACCAAGCCCCGTGCATGTCAGGCGATATTCACGGCGGGCGCTCGTGTCCAATTCGATTGATCCGATGTTGTACGCCTTCCCATTCCAGACAAGCCGCCACGTCGGCAGCAGGCCAGAGAACCAGCGGAAGTTCACCCTGAGAGTTCCTTCCGCTTGAATCGTCCCGCTGTTTTTGTACTCTCGGCCAGGTCCCGTCAATACCTCGCACGGGATCGCTCCGCAATTATCAACGGTCTGCCAGAACGTCAGTATCTCTCCTGTGGTAGCGTCTTGAACCTTTACCGGCTCTTGCAGGCTGATCCGATGGCGATAGGTACGGGCCACGTCAGACCCCCAGCCCTACACGGTGGAAGCTCAGAAGTCGCTGAACTGTCGGGTTTTCGTTCACGGCGCCGGCTGAAAACTGCCCGCGGTTCTCGTAGAACTCAAATACCAGAACCTTGATGGCATGGATTACCGCAGCTGGGACCGTCGTTGGCATTGCCTCGCTGGAGGAAATGCAGTCATTACCACCGATCCACGGGCATTCCTGTGAATCGGTGATTGCTGACCTTCCCATATACGAGGCGGCATAACTCTCGGCCGCGTCAATCAGCGCCTGTATCAGGTCGTCATCGTCGTCATGGACAACGGCAAGATGCTCTTTCGCTTCTGCCAGCGTCAGGTAACTCATAGCACATCCTCAAGTCTGGCGCGCGGGAAGACGGTAAGCGCGGTGTCTCGGGTGCAGTTTAACACTTCCACACCCTCGATCCGCTGCGATGTCTCCCACAGGTATTTAGGCCACTCCAGAACCTTGCCAGCGTTGCCAAGGCCCTTCGGATGGTTCCCGTGGTGATGGGCACGGCCGGCGGTTTTCTTGCAGTCGAACCCCAGCAGGATAACCCGCGAACAGCCACGAGACACCGCCAACAGAATCGCACCCTCGCCGCTAAACCTGACCCCTTGGTGCGGGAACTTCACGGCCCCGACTACTCGGTCAGCGCAGGTAACACGCTCGCCAGCGAACCCCTCTACCCTCACCGCACGCTCGTATTCCTTCCACCATGACCAGTCCATCGCGAACAGCGTATCGGCAAACATCGCCGACCGGTACGTGGTGTTGGTTACGATGACTCTACGTTGCGCCTCGGACGGCCCCTGCGGCGCTTGACGCCAGGCTCGGACACGCTCGATGTCGTCAGCACAGAGGGAGGGGCCGCTGGCAAGGATGACTGCGGTTCCTCCTGACCAGCGGCCGTCGTCTTTTTTACCGGCGCTGTCTCGGTAATTATCCGCAGCAGGCCGGCCTTTTCCAGACGCTTCGCCTCGTGGTCGTCAATCTCGGCGCGCTCACCATTCACCGCACGGATGTACCCATGCGTGAAGGTCTTCAGGTACAGGACATTGGCCATTTAGCCTTTCTCCACGCCGACGGCATTGTTCTGCGCCGGGCGGTAGCAGCGGAACGTGCCAACCCCGGTGATTACCGCGGAGCCTTCCGTTCCCCTGAGCGTCACGTTGTGCTGCCACTTTCCAGTAGACAACTGGAACTCGACAACCACATGCGCTTGCAGCGGGGCCGTAGCCTTACCGGCAGACCCTTTCAGTTGCAGCGTAGCGGACTCGCCAGCGGCCAGCGTGAATGTGCTGGAAGCCGCCTCGGTAGTGCCAGCCGCGAGAATTTCGGTAGCCATCTCACACCTCGCAATTAAAAAGAAGGGGGCACTAGGCCCCCCTCTTACTCTCGGCCTGGATTACTCCGACTCGACGCCGTTGAAGTTGCCGGTGACGAAGGCTTCCGGCATCTTCACGGCGAGGGCGCCGCGGGTTTCCGCACGGATCGTCAGCAGGTTCTTCACGAAGTCGTCTTCGTTCTGGGTCGCGATGGCCACGTTCATCATCTCGCGGTCGTAGTAGGTCGCGCCGTTGCGGAACGCGCCAACCAGGAACGAGTTGGCGGTCATCGCGGCGG